TATAGCGCAACCTTTCTACCGTAGCAACAATTAAGGCCATACTGGATTCTTGCAATGACTTCTGTACTTCTCGAAAACACCCTATTCGCAAACACTCATAGTTAGCACGCTGAACTAAACAACTGATTGCACTCCATGATTTAGCTCCGGCGCCTCGACCGCCTTTTGCGAGTTTGATACGCCAAGGCTCTTTGAATTGTTCCATCTTTTGCGAGACTTTTTCGAGATCTTCCTGAATAAGCAGTTCCTCGAGTTCTTCGTTTTCATTCTGCATATCATTGCTTTATCCTTTTGTTGCGTCAATATTCCTAATCAAATAAGCTTTTGAATATTCCTCAGAACTTGAAAGTATTTTCAGAAAACATTCTCGATCCATGTCGGATAGCCTGAAGATTTCCTCGGGCTTCATTCCTATTTGCTTTGATATCTCAGCAACGGACTTCCCTTCTTTCAGCAATTCCTTGACAATGGCCTTCATCGGTTCAAGCAAGTGGGTTCCGCGCGCGCGATTGTGCGTTATAGTTCCGTATATATCTTCAGTATGATCGGTATGCGAGACAATGGCAACGGGAACCATTCCGCCTAACTTACTCAGCAAAGGTTCTCTCCCTGATACGGTCCATCGATGGAATCCGTCGATAATCGTATAATCTGGTCGGCAGACGATCGGCATTGTCCATCCGTTTGTGAGGATAGATTGAACCAACAACTTCAGGTTTTCTTCCAGAACTTTGTTCGGGTTGTAATCGTTTGCCTTCAAAAGATTTCTATCAACCAATTTTATAGTCATAACCGGCATTAACAATTCGTTCATCTTTTCCCTCCGCTATAGTAAATTCCAATCTCCGAATACAGTGCGCGAATTGCTCGGCTCTTTGGATCTCCGCCAATTATGATGTTACACATATCACGATATAAAACATCAGTCATTAGTATACTATTTCTTTGTAGAATGATTTTTATTTTCTGACTTTCTTTCGAATCGCTATACATCGGATTTTTTAACAACTCGAATAGTTTCTTTTTATTATCGACAACAACCTCTCCCTCAAGCTTTCTTCTTTTCGCAGAACTTCTTCTGAACATTTCAGAATCCCAATAATACATCGCCATGACTGCGTTCGGTTCTCTGGCAATTATTCTCTCATACAGCTCCGGGTAATATTCCATCATTTGAACCAAGCTCTTTGCCGCATCGACACTGAAAAACGCCGATACTCGCAAATTGTTTTTACTGACCCCTGATTCCCACATGTATTTATAAATCGCCGGAAGCTCTATTTTCTTTTGTCTTATGTATAGAAAAATATCGTCAGTACTCCAGTCGTAAATTGGATACACGCACGTACTGCGAACTCCTTTTCCGCTTGTCGACTTAGCCAGGTTCCCGCGCCTCTGCACTGATTCAGAGACACGGACCCCGATAAGCTGAATGCCGTCGTTTATCTTGCTCATAAAATCTTGATAGGTTGTATTCTTCCCGGGCGTGAATGCCGGATGCGACGTTACTGCGAATTCAGGCATAGGTCGTATCCAGACATCCTTTTTTGTTCTATCCCACAAGATAAACGAATCGTCGTCTCTGAGCGTGTTGAAGCAGTTAAAATGTTTGAACTCCATACAAAGCCATATAAACTTTGCACCCAAAAGCATGAACTTTGTTCGCCATTTTTTTACAACTTCAATGATACAAGGATACATTCCTTCCTCGTCAATGAAAATGACAGTCAATAGTTTTGGGTTTATCTTTCTGGCTTCGATCAATTCTACTATCGCATGTGCCATGGTCAGACTGTCTTTGCCTCCAGAAAACGAAAGGTATATCGATACGTTGTTTTTGAACGCCGCGATTATCCTATCGTAAAGTGCTTGATATACGGTTTTGTCTGAGTAGACTATCATAACTGAATATCACCTCCGCAATGCGGACACTTAATAGATTTACTTATTACAACCATCGGCTCGGATTCATTCAGCTGTTCTTGTTGTTGAACGGCTGGTGCTTCAGGTTCCGGCTTCTTGTCAAAAAACTTTTCTTCGTTATTGGTTTTCAGCTCATTGATATTTACTGTTCCATAATCGTTGATTGATTTCTCGACATTGTTTATGAGCTGGTCAAGAATATCAGAATCGAATCCCGGAATAACAAAGTCATCCAGACCCTTGATCATTTCCATAACGGCTTCATAATCGTCGGCGCCCAGCTCAGATATTTTGTTGTCCGAAAGAATCAGCTTGTCTTTCTGAGAGCGACTGAGTCCTTCGATTCTGGTAATCGTTACTTTCTTAAGTCCCATTTCTATAGAAGCAAGCCGAATACAATGCCCCGTAAGCATCACATTGTTTTCGTCAACAATAATCGGTCTTGTTTGACCAAACATCTCTATGCTCTTTTTCATTTCGCGGATCTGAAGCTCAGGATGTTTCCGGGGATTCTTTTCATACGGTGTTATGGAATTGATGTCGACTTGCTCTATTTTCATTTACTTCACCCTTGTGTTGTATTTGTTTGTTGAAATTGTTTGCGGATCTATCGGGATTGTCGGTGCGATATCGCCCAGCTCTGTTAGGGTTTTGATCCAATATACGGTATCTGAATCAATCACCGCTCCGTTTTTCTGATAGTGATACTCCGGAACATCTTCTGGCTTCATCCCGGTATATTTTGCGATTATCTGTTTGGCTTCCTGCTGGTTATTCTCAATCCAATTTTCAGCATCGACAAGACCAGAAACAAAAGCAGTTACCTTTTCCGGGTTAGACTCCGCCCATACGCGATTTACGAAGATCGGGGTAAACTGTTTATTCCCGAATACGTCATGAGCGTCAAACAACACCCTGTATTTCCCTGTTCTTTTCAACTGAGTCGCATACGGCTCGATCAATCCTACAACATCGACTTTGCCGGCTTCAATGGCAACGATCTGATTCGCAAAGCTGAGTAATTGGAAATCCACCTTTGCCGGATCCATCCCCGCTTGTTTCATGGCAAGAAGCGCGGTGTAATGAAAGGATGATTTCCATAGATTGACCGCGAATTTCTTTCCTTCAGTATCCTTGAGCGTTTTAATCGGGCTGTCGTTTGCGACAAAGTATTCCTCTAGGGGTTGCCCGGGAACCGCGCTCTGAATGTCAACAACGCCCATTACTGGCAATCCGGCAAGGTTCGCATTAATCAGAGCGCCAGTAAACGCCAAGCCAGCATTCGCCTGTCCAGCTGAAACAGCCTGAATAGCAGTCGGTCCACCAAGTACAGTTCCGGTCAACTCGACCTTGATATTGTATTTGTCGAACATCTTCTTTTCGATAGCAACATACGTCGGGTCGTATACCTTGAATTCGATATACTTAATCGTTCCGACATCCTTCTTTCCCTCGGCAGTCATCATTGTCAGCACTGAGAGGGCAAGAATCAAAAGCAAAAAAATCTTTTTCATTCTCGATTGTCCTTTGTAACTTTTTCAAGATAGTTACCATCGTTAAACCTATTACCGCAATACTAACGATTGCAATATACATTTCATCGTACCGGAATGTTTCGGCACTTTGTAGAATCATAAACCCGAGACCATTGTTCCCGCCAAGCATTTCAGCGGCGACTATCGAGATCCATCCGGAACTGATTGAGATATTAAAACCAGTCATGATTGTCGGAAAAGCCAAAGGAAGCATTATATGGGTCAGTAATCCGCTTCTTCCTGCTCCATCCAGCTTTCCTGCTTCTATGATGTTTTTGTCTACGCTCTCAAGCCCATGATAGGTATTAAGAACGATCGGCGCCCATGCGGTCCAGAATATTACAATCACCTTGACGGTAAAACCTAACCCAAACAACACAATAAAAATCGGCATCATAGCCAAGGCAGACAATGGGCGCATCATATCAAGTATCGGCATTACTGCTTTTTTCACAGAAGGGAATGCAAAGCAAGAAATTCCAAACACCAGTCCGAAGACGATAGCAATGCCAACGCCTGTTATCACCGTAATCAGGCTGGTCAGAATAGCACTCGATAGTTTCCCGTTTGCTATACATTTTACAAAGGTAATCATAATTATATGGGTTTTCGGCATTAACGATATATTACCAAAATAGGAAAACGCGCTGTACATAATAATAAACAATAACATCATTATTGCTTTGTTTCTCACTTTCCTTTCCTTTTCTTCAGCAATTCATCTATTCTTTTTTTTCTCTGCTCAGGTGTCATCTCAATTACATTGTGGTCAATATCCCCGGAAATAATGGCATTGACTTCCATGTCTACCTTCGGGCGCCCTACCGCTCGATTCAATAATGTTTCGATATTACTCAGCGCGCCATTTTTGAAATCTT